GGTTTATGCAGCAAATAAATGGTGGCTTACAAATCCAAAAACAGAAAATAAAAAAAATCTTCCAGTAGGATATTATGAACAAACTCTATTAGGAAAAAATTTAGACTGGATTAGATGTTATGCCCAGGGCCTTTATACTTATGTTCAAGAAGGTAAACCTATTATGTCTGAATATGATGATACTCTAATGGCTCAAGAATATTTAGAACCAGATCTATCAGTACCTATTCAAGTAGGAGTAGACTTTGGTTTAACACCGGCAGCTATCTTTGGACAAAAATTAAATAATGGTCGTTGGATTATATTACATGAACTTGTTACATTCGATATGGGATTAGAAAGATTTGGATCAATGTTAAAATCAGAACTGGCTACTAAGTTTCCTAAGTATGATGTATTAGTATGGGGAGATCCAGCCGGACAAAAAAGAGATGAGATCTATGAAGTTACAGCATTTGATCATTTAAGATCTATAGGATTAGTTGCTAGACCAACAGCTACAAATGATTTTAGAGTTAGACGAGAGGCCGGTGCAATGCCAATGAATAGATTAATACAAGGTAAACCAGGATTGTTAATAGATAAAAGATGTCAAAGATTAAGAAAGTCACTTAGTGGTGGTTATCATTTTAAAAGAGTACAAATATCTGGTGGTGAAAGATACAGAGATCATCCAAACAAAAATGAACATTCTCATGTCGGTGATGCTTTTATGTATTTATTATTAGGTGGTGGAGAACATAAATCTTTAACAAGAGGTCATAATCCTAAATTCAAACAATCAGTTGCTAGTACAGACTTTGATATATTTGCATGAAAATTTTAATAGCTTGTGAATATTCTGGTATTGTAAGAGATGCTTTTGCAAAGCGAGGACACAATGCATGGAGTTGTGATATACTACCAAGTGAAACTCCAGGACAACATATACAAGGAGATGTAACAGATTTGTTGTTAGATGATTGGGATATGATTATAGCTCATCCACCATGTACTTATCTATCAAATGCTGGTGCGTGTAGATTATATCCAAAGAAAGGTCAGATGGACCAAGATAGATACCAAAAAGGATTAGAAGGTAAAAAATTTTTTATGCAATTCTACAATCATCCTTGTGATAAAGTTGCTATAGAAAATCCAGTATCTTTAAGAGTATTTAATATGCCAGAGTTTTCTCAAGAGATACAACCATACGAGTATGGACATCCATTTAGTAAAAAGACAAGATTGTGGTTAAAAGGTTTACCAAATCTAAAACCAACAAATATTATAGATAAAAAAAATGTAAGAACATTTATACAAAGTGGAACCAGTAGATACAAACATACTAATAAAAATAAAGGCAGATGGTTACCAAGATCTGGGAAAGAAAGAAGTAGATTTTGGACTGGGATTGCAGAGGCTATGGCAGAACAATGGGGATAGATGAGTAGTAAATCAAAAATTAAAGGTACTAGAGTAGAAAGAAAAATTGTAAAACTTTTTCAAGACTTAGGTATACAAGCTAGAAGGCAACCATTGTCTGGAGCTCTACAAGACTTTCCACATGATGTACAAGTTAAATTATTAGATGGATTAAATTGTGAAGTTAAGGCAAGAAAAGATGGTAAGGGTTTTGCAACAATAAAAAAATGGAAAGGATCTGCTGATTTATTAATTTTAGTAGAAGATTTTGCAGAGCCAGGAGTTTATATGGATTGGAGATTATGGAAACAGATCGCACAGATCTTAAAAGAAAATGGTTAGTATTAGTGTGGAGAACAGACTGTGTATTATATAAACAGTTTACAGTTTGGGCCACAGAAGATAGAATGCAAAAATTAAAAATACCCAATGGAACAAGAGCCACATTTGAGATTGCAAACACTAGAGAGCCTATTCAACCTGGATGGAAATAAACTTATAGTATTACCATTCAAATCTTATTTATTAAATCTGATGAACTTACATCCTATAGATAAATCTCATGTTAATCAGATACCAAACTATCTAGAATATTTAGATGATGCAGCTAAATCTGGTTACGCATTTACAGTATTAGATGAAGGTAAACCTATTGTTTGTTTTGGTATAGTACCACAATGGCCTGGAGTTGCTGAGTTATGGTTAATACCGGATCAAGTATTAATAAAAAAACATAGATTAAGATTTCATAAAGGTTCATTAAAATTTATGGTTCATGCAGCAGAAGAATTAAATTTACATAGACTTCATGTTACAGTTAGTGCTCACAATGTTCCAGCAGTCAAATGGATAGAAAGTATATATTTTAGTCGTGAAGGAGTGTTAAAAAAATATTCCTTTGATAAAAAAGATATGATAATGTACAGTAGGATATTTTAATATGGGTTCATTGTTTAAAACACCAAAGTATACTCCACCTCCAGCAATGGAGAGATCTAACCAATTATTAGATCAAAGAGATGCTAGAGCTGAGGCAGAAGAAAAAAAAGAAAAAAGAAAGATTGCTGCCAAAGCTAGAGCTAGAAGAGGTGGTGGTAGATTGTTGTTTTCACAAGATAGAGCTAATCCAATGTTAGGAACTGGAACTAACATGATGGAAGATAGTGTTAGAAATCCATACCAGGATGAAAGGATAACATAATGGGAGGAGCTCCAAAAATAATTAGAAGAGTAGTTTCACCAATTACAAGAGTGGTTGCCCCATCAAGACCACCAGCACCAACATCAGCTATTGAAGATAGAAGAGAAGAAGTAAAAAAAATAACTGATCCAAAAGAAAAAGTTGTTGCACCTAGAGTATTAAGAAAAAGAAGAAGATCAAGAACAAGAACATCTACATTAGTAGGAGGTAGACTAGCTGGTGATAATACATCTCTAACAACAGATTATAGTCCAATAAGAAATCCTAGAGGTGGAGATAAGTTAGGAAGTTAATATGGACAGAGGTATGCCAGAATATATTCGTAATCCCAAGTTTATAAAATTAAAAAAATCTTGTGAGTGTACAAAAGATTGCGAATGTAAAAAACAAAGAGAGGAGAAATAATGGATCATACTCATAAAACTAAATCTGGAAAAACAGCAAGGAAAGGTTTGTACTACAATATAAACAAAAGAAAAAAAGCTGGTACATCTAGAACAAAAAAGAAATCCACAATAACTGCTAAGAGTTATGCTAACATGGAGGCTGGGTTTCCTAAAAAGAAAAGAAGAAAAGAAGGGTTGGTAACATAATGTATAAAATGAAAATGAAAAAAAAATCTCCGGCTAAAAAAAAGTTAGCTGGTATGTATGGTGATAAAAATAAAATTACTAGAGGTGATATAATTACTGCTGCTAAGAAAAACAAAAAGAAGGCTTAGTTATGATTATATTTGGACATACTCCTAGAGAGTGGAAGAGAAGAGCAAAAGAACATAAATGGTTTATCTCTGTTATAATTATCTCTTTTGTATTAGGAGGAATATTCTTTTGATATGGTTGCAAAAAGATTTCAGAACCCATCCGGTGGATTAAACGATGCCGGTAGAAAAAAATTTGGAGTGAAGGCTCCAGTTTCTTCTGGGAAAAATCCAAGAAGGATTTCTTTTGCAGCTAGATTTTCAAAAGTAAAAGGACCATTAGAGAAAGATGGTAAACCAACAAGATTAAAACTTGCATTAAAAAAATGGGGTTTTGGTTCTAAAGAGGCAGCAGCTAAGTTTGCTGCAAACAATAAGGCAAGTACATAATGCATTTAAACGCAAAAGAAGTTTCAGATAGATCAAAGAAAGCATTTGCTCGTAAAGAGTTATGGCGAACAATCTACGAAGATTGTTATCGTTACGCATTACCACAAAGAAATTTATATGAAGGTTACTATGAAGGCAATGTTCCTGGACAAAATAAAATGAACATGGTCTTTGACAGTACAGCCATTCATTCCACACAAAGGTTCGCTAATAGAATACAGTCTGGCCTATTTCCTCCCTATAAAAAGTGGTGCAGACTAGAACCTGGGAATGATATACCACCAGAGAGAAGAGCAGAAGTACAACAAGCATTAGATTTATATTTAGATAAAATGTTTACAATCCTCCGACAATCTAATTTTGATTTAGCTATAGGTGAATTTTTGCTTGATCTCTGTGTGGGTACAGCAGTTATGTTAATACAACCTGGTGATGATATTAATCCAATACAATTTACACCAGTACCACAATACTTAATTGCATTAGAAGAAGGACCACATGGTACTGTAGATAATGTTTATAGAAAATATAAAGTTAGAGCTGAGGCATTATCTAGACAATATCCAGATGCAGATATTCCACCATCATTACAAAGAACAATAGAAAACAAACCTCAAGAAATGATAGAACTTACTGAGGCTGTAATATTAGATACAGAAAGAAAAGATTATTGTTATCATATTATACATGACGCAACTAAAAGTGAGTTAGTATTTAGACGAATGAAAAATACTCCATGGATTGTTGCAAGATATATGAAGATACCAGGTGAAGTATTTGGTAGAGGACCATTAGTTACTGCAATACCAGATGTAAAAACATTAAACAAAACTTTAGAATTATTATTAAAAAATGCATCGATAGCTTGTAGTGGTGTTTATACAGCAGCAGATGATGGAGTAATAAATCCATCTAATATAAGAATAGCTCCTGGATCGATTATTCCTGTTGCAAGAAATGGTGGACCACAAGGTGCATCATTAGCTCCATTACCAAGATCTGGTGACTTCAATGTTTCACAAATTGTTATCAACGATCTAAGAATGAATATTAAAAAAACATTGTTAGATGACACACTACCTCCAGATAATATGTCAGCTAGATCTGCTACAGAGATTGTCGAGAGAATGAAAGAACTTGCACAAAATCTTGGTGCAGCATTTGGTCGATTGATAACAGAAACCATGGTTCCTATTGTATCAAGAGTTTTAGGTATAATGGATGAAAAAGGTTTAATACAACTCCCTTTAAAAGTTAATGGCTTAGAGGTTAAGGTAGTGCCTGTAAGTCCATTAGCGAAAGCACAAAATTTAGAAGAGGTAAATGAAGTTATGCAATTTTTCCAAATAGCAAATGCATTAGGCCCTGGTGGTGTAGCAGAAATAAAACCAGACAGTATGGCAGAGTTTATAGGTGATAAATTAGGTATACCATCTAGTTTAAGAAATAGTCCGGAAGAAAAACAGGCTATCGTACAACAGAGTATGCAGATGTTTAGTCAACAAGCATCAGCAGCTTTTGATCAAGGTGGTGGAGCTCCGGCTGCACCTCCACCTCCTCCAAGTGAAACTCCGGTGCAAGAACCGGCAACAGCAGTTGAAGGAGAGGTTAGTGCATAATGGCAAAACAAGGCTGGGATGGATTAGAAATTTTAGGAACAAACAAACCAATAGAACAAAAGGATGAACAATTTGCAATCGATAAATCTTTTGCTAGAACATTCGAAACAGAGGAAGGTAAGAAGTGTTTACAGTTTTTAATAAAAAAAACTTTAGAACAACCTACTTGGGTTCCTGGTGGTGACAGCTCTTTTGGTTATGTTAGAGAAGGACAAAATAGTGTCATCAGAGAAATACAACAACGCATAGAAAGGGCGAAATCATGAGTGACGAAAACTTACAACAAGAAGAAGGTTTGATGTCTAATGTTCCTGTTAATGATCAACCAGAAGAACAAGATCCAAACGAAACTTCTGTACCTCATAAAGAAGAAGAGAAAGCAGAAGATAAAACATACGAAAATGAAAAAGAAGAAAAATTAGAAAAACCAGAATATTTAGAAAATAAATTTTGGGATCCTAAGTCTGGAGTAAAAGTAGAAGAGTTAAATAATTCTTATACTGAGTTACAAAAACAATTCTCTATGGGTAAACACAAAGCTCCTAAAGAATATGAGATGGATGCATTAGAAGATGTTGATGTAGATAACGATGAGTTAGCACAATATTTTTTAGAGTGGGCAGATAAATATAAACCTACTCAAGGTGCATTTAATGAACTTGTAGGTAAATTTAAAGAACTATCTGTAGCTCAAGAAGAAGAAGATACTATTAATATAGAACAAGAAACACAGTCTTTAGGTCCTAATGCAGATCAAATTATTAAAGGTATCAAAACATGGGGCCAAGGTTTAGTAGCAAAAGGTGTATGGTCAGACGAAGATTTTAACGAGTTTAAAGTATTCGCTGCTACAGCAAATGGTATTAATGCTTTGAACAAAGTTAGAAAGTATTATGGAGAACAAACAATACCAACATCACCTATAGATGTAGATGGATTACCTAGTAATGATGAACTGTATGATTTAGTAAAAGATCCTAAATACAAAACAGATGCGAACTTTAGAAGAAAAGTAGAAGAACAATTTGCTAGAGCCTTTCCAGGAAAAGTTAATACAGGCGAAATATAAGACTTGATTATTGTTTCGAAAACGATTAATTTGTAATCGGAGATAACCAAAATTTCTTTTGGCCTTCTGGCTAGTGTGAAAGTACACTAATGTCAGCCTGGCTTTTTTACCAGACAACTGAGTGTAAATAAATAAATGTGTTAACAAAGGAGAAACAATGGCACAATCAATAACGAATGCCTTCGTTACTTTGTTCGATGCTGAGGTAAAACAAGCATACCAAGGTGAAAGCTCAATTCTTGGATGTGTAAGGCTAAGACAAGGTGTACAAGGGCAAACATATAAGTTTCCTAAGTTAGGAAAAGGAAGTGCAACTGCTCGTATTCCACAGACAGATGTTACTCCATTGAATGTAACTTACTCGCAAGTTACAGCTACAATGAGTGATTACAATGCTGCTGAATACTCAGATATCTTCCACCAAGCGAAGGTAAACTTTGACGAAAGACAAGAACTTGTCCAAGTAGTCAGTAAGGCGATTGGTCGTAGAATGGACCAATTAATAATCGATGCAATTAATGCTGCATCTTCACCATCAACTGTTGCAAAAAATGTAGTAACAACTGGTAGTGCTGCGAACTCAAACTTGAATGTTGGAAAGTTAATAGCTGCGAAAAAAGCTCTTGACGCAAAAAATGTTCCTTTTGACGACAGACATATCATTTGTCATGCAAATTCATTATCTGGATTACTAGGTGATGAGAGAGCAATATCTGGTGATTTTGCATCAATTAAGGCATTAGTATCTGGTGAGATCAACACATTCTTAGGCTTTAGATTTTATATCTTAGGCGACAGGGATGAAGGTGGCTTACCTCTATCAACAAATGACAGGTCAATTTTTGCATTCCATCGATCAGCAGTTGGTATGGCAACTAACATGGCACAAAAAACTGAGATCAACTATGTTCCGGAGAAAACTTCGTTCTTAGTAAACTCAATGTTTAGTGCTGGTGCAGTAGCTATCGATGACGAAGGTATTGTAAAAATAACTTGTGATGAAAGCTAATAGGAGAGGAGAATAATTATGGCTTATGCACAAAGTGGACTACAACCAATAGGTGGTCAATCAAAAGCTGGGAATGCTCCTCAAATGTGGAGCTATAAATCAGCAGATGCTATCGCAACTGTAAACTCGGAAGGTTACTTTAATAGTGCCTCTGATGTTTTGAAAGTCGGTGATTTAATCTATGTATATGACAGCAATACTCCTACTGCTAATTTAGTAGTAGTGTTAAGTAATGCTAGTGGTGTAGTAGATGTTTCTGATGGACAAGCTATTACAGTCGCAGACGCAGACTATC